GCAAAGAGTTTAGTTTTGGGTGAGTTGACAAATACAGATTTGTTGAGTCGCCTCGAAGCGTATGAGGAAGGTTTACGACCTCAAACGCGTTCGTGGTGGAAGACGGTTTTGTATAACTTCCCGAATTACGCTAGTAAGTTTGGCTATGATGCGAATGGCTTTCAAAAGGCCATGTTTACAATTGAGCCAGATAAGCGTAAAGGTTTATTGGATGAGATGAAAGCTTCCATTGATCGTGCTCAAAAGGCTGCTGCATTGTTGAAGCAATTTGAGGAAAAAGATGAGTTAGGAAGTGATGATGAGGAGGAGAAAGAGGAATTGGTTAGTAGAGCGGTGCCGGTTGGACCCGCGTTTGCTACATCTCTGGTTGCCAATCAGGTTAAAGCCACAGTCCCTAGTGCTGGGTCAGTGGCATATAAACCTGTTAGGAAGGAGATGGATATGCCTGCTTTGCCCTCAACTAGTAGTGGTTGGGTTTTCTCGGTTGCTCCTTCAAGTTCTTCTTCTAGTTCTAGTAGTTCTAGTAGTTCTTCTAGCAGTTCTTCGTCGTTGTCGTCGAGTTCTTCTAGTTCTAGTTCTAGTTCTAGTTCATCTAGTTCTTCATCTAGCAGTAGCGCTTCTAATCCGGTTATAGACCTTCTAAATCCATCTAGAGAGATGAGGGCAATTTTGGAAATGCCGCCCGTTTTGACACAGAGTGTGTTATTCCCGAATGGGAATGAAGCTCTGTGTGGTCAGATGGTGGCAGAAGTTGTCTCTCATTTTTCGAAGGTGACGGACGTGCGTGATTTAAACATCAAGGGCCCTCTCACAGCGGGGAAGTGGGGGGGCCTGATTCGCGACAAGATGTCAAAGGTGATTGTGTCAGTGGTCAAACGAGAAGTAAAGTTGACCATAGCGGCCAATCGTACGGCGATTTCTGCAGCGAACGCCGCGGATATGGAGAAAAGTTTGATTTCTTCATGCAAAGCGGTGAAAGCACGAATGTTAGAGAGTTGCAAGTCTCAGCTTTCTTCGACCTTTGTCAAATTGTCCCAGAGTGGTGGAAGTGTGGTTACACCTCCGAAGGAGGACAAGAAGGCATTGGTTATGCCAGAGGCGACAAGAAGTGTCGGTTCAACATCGCAAAGGCACAACAAAGGCGGCAACATGACAGAATCTCAGTTGTCAACTATCCTGGACTCCATGGTTGGGGATGGCCCGCCAGGGGAGCTGCAGCAGAGAAAGCTAGCTTTGCTTTTCAAGCTGCTAGGTTCCGTAGAGGAGATCCGGGCAATGCAATCGTTGATACCTGCATCAAGACCAAATTGATGTATCCTAAGACTTTGACGCCTTTTTGGGCCCTACATTGGAAAGAGGAGGAGATTAAGAGTTGCATTGGACATTTATTGGACAATGTGCCTTCTGATGCTTCACCAGGCTTTCCTTTGGCTCATTATTGTAAGACGAATAAAGAAGTTAGGTTACGGTTTAGGCAACTTGTTGTAGATGTAGTGTATAATAGATTGCTGTTGTATAGGTATGTTCCGACTGATGTTTTGTTAAGTTTGAACTCACTGGCCCTTTGTGTTTATGGTTTCTCTGATCCGGTTAGGCTCTTCGTTAAGAATGAGCCGCATAGCCTTGAGAAATTGGAGACAGGTAGGGTTCGGTTGATCCATTCTGTTAGTTTGATGGATAGTTTAGTCCAGAAGATGTTGTATAAGATGCAAAATGATGTTGAGATTATGTTGTGGCTTAAATGTCCTTCAAAGCCAGGAATTGGCTTTGCTGATGATGTTGTACCTCTGTTTATGGAGGGTTTGCCTGACAATGATTTGGTTAGTACTGATGTTTCAGGTTGGGACTGGTCATA